CTGGAAAGAAGTCTTAAGAGTGTTAAAGCCGGGAGCCTATGGTCTTGTCTTTGCAAGCTCAAGAACGCAAGATCTCATGGGTCTGTCTTTACGGATTGCAGGGTTTGAGATTCGTGATTGTGTGACTTGGCTTTATGGCTCGGGTTTTCCAAAATCTCTTAACCTAAGTAAAGCAATGGATAAAAAAAATGGGACGCTGAAAGTAGTTGGTCAAGGACGAGCAGGGAGAAATGCTCTTGGTCAAGATAGTGGGTATAATAAAACATATAACCCACATACTTATGACATAGTAGAAGCCAATTCACAAGAAGCACAACAATGGGAAGGATGGGGGACAGCATTAAAGCCATCATATGAACCTGCCCTCTTGATTCGAAAACCATTCAAAGGATCAGTTGCGAGTAATGTTCTTGAGTGGGGAGTGGGGGGAATTAATATTGATGGGTGTCGGATTGGAGAGAGTGAAAGGTGTAATGCAAGCGCAAGACTCAATAATATTTATGGACAATTTAAAGGAGATGAGAACAAAGGAAGGTCTTGTATTGGAAGATTTCCAAGTAATACAATCATGGATGATGTAGCCTCAAGCCTCTTAAAAGACGAGTCAAGATTCTTTTACACAGCCAAGGCTTCACCAAGTGAAAGATCAGCAGGGTTGAATTGCAAACCTCAAAAAATAAATGAGGGTAGAAAAAAAGAAATTGATAATGCTTTTCAAAGAGAAAAAACAGAGAAAAGGAACATTCACCCAACTGTAAAACCCATTGAAATCATGAGATATCTTTGCAGGCTGATCACTCCTCCCAATGGATTAATATTGGAACCGTTCTTGGGAAGTGGGACAACTGCTATCGCCGCAGAAAAGGAAGGATTTGACATCATAGGGATTGAACGTGAAAAGGAGTATTATGATATTGCTCAAGCTCGGATCAAATATTGGTCAACTCATGATCATGCTATGACTCCTCAAAATCCTCCTGATGAAGAAGTTCAATTAACATTATTTTAAGGATTAATTTATGAAAGACACAAAGAAAAAAGTAATCCTCGATCTGACTCGAGAGATGATTATTCAGCCAAGTGAATTGTTCTCAAATGATGAATTTGAGGAGTCCGTGAAACTATTTATTGAGATTGTTAAGACGCTGATTGATGAAAGTGATCAAAATGATAATTGACAATTGATAATATAAAAATGATAATATACCCAAAGTGATTAGCATCACGAGGGTATTATGCATAAACACGACGATGCACCAAAACATTTAAGAGCGAAATATCCACGATTTAAATCGCTCGGTATTACAGGGACTCAACTATCCGGTGGTACTATATCCGGATATGAACAGAATACTTCTCTCACTGGCTTGTCATGGGTTCGAGCAGCTGAAGAGATGTTGAGGACGGATCCAGTCGTTCGTCGGTCGTGGCATATGTTAAGACAAACATTATTGTCTGCAACATGGAGATTCGAAGCAGGGATTGAAGGTGATCCAGTCTCTGAAGAGCTCGCACGATTTGCCAATGAAGCATATGGCTTCGATGGATACTCGGGTCAAATGTCTGTGGCATGGGAAGAACAACTCGGATATCTTTTTGAATATGTCACTATTGGATATCGATATGCTGAAGAGATTTACAAAGTCGGTGTTGATGCTAATGGGAAAACAAAAGTCTTTCTGGACTATTATGCAGATAGAGAGCCATCGGCTCACAATGAATGGTTAAGTCGAGATGGTCAACATCTTGATGGAGTAATGCAAACCGTTGTTGGTGTTGGCAAGAATCCACAACCGATTCCATCTCATAAGCTCCTACTTCTCACATTGAATCGAACCGGTTCAAACTTTGAAGGAATCGGAATGCTTCGGCCGGTTTGGTGGTGGTGGAGAACAAAGCAAAGAGTTTCAAATCTTATGTGTGTGGGATTAGATCGTTGGGCCGTTCCTACTCCTAAAGTCATTGTTGATCGATCACAAGCCGAAGCTCTTGGCTTAACTGATGGAGATATTGATGCAATGGTTCATGATGCTGAATTACAGGCTCAAGCTTTTCTCTCAGCTGAACAATCTTATCTTGTTGAAAACAGTGCAGTGAAGTTTGATTCTTATGCGGCAGCTCCAAATCTTTATGCACAAGGTCCACTCGACATAATCAAAGAGTGTGACAATCAAATCAGTCAAGCCTTCCTTGCTCAGTTTGCTAATCTTGGAATTAGTGACAGCGGCTCAAGATCAGTCGGTGAAGTTCATCTTTCTGTTTTTCGTCGTGCCGCCATTAATCTTTGCGATGTCGTCGCAGGTCAAATCAGCGGTCCTGATCGAAGAGGTGGAGGAACCATCGGTCGATTGATTCGTTTCAACTATGGAGTGGTCGATCCTTCGAAACTTCCAAAGCTGACACACGCCGGACTTGATACTGATGATCTTGCCAATAGTCTTGGTATGCTCGGGCCGCTTGTTCAGTTTGGATTATTGACACCTGACGACGAACTTGAAAGAGCGATTCGAGAAAGACTTGGTGCCGGTGAACTTCCTGAAGATGCACAACGTTCAGCACTGGAAAGAGCAGCAAGTTCAACTTCAAATAAAGGATCCGCTTTATTAGCTGAACAATTAATCAAAGCGAGAAAACGTAATGGTTAAAAGAACTAAAGCTCAAACACCTGCACCTCCCAAAGATAGGATCAAAGGATCAAAGAAGAATCCAAAAGGCTCTGCAAGTGGATCAAGAGGATCAATTAAAATCAGTGAAAAGACTGAGAAGGCTCTTGTCAATTTGCGTGATAAGCATAATGACAGATATAAATCACCATCAAAGCGTGTCGACCTTGGAATGCTGAAAGCAGTATATAGGCGAGGAGCAGGTGCATTTTCTTCTTCTCATCGTCCTAATGTCAGCAGTCGTGAGCAATGGTCATTAGCTCGAGTCAAAGCATTCTTAAAACTAGTTGGTACTGGTGAACGTAAGAAAGCATACAATACGGATCTTGATCTACTACCCAAAGGTCATCCTCAAAAGAGTGAGAAAAAGAGTGAATCAATTTCACTTGCTCCAAAAAAGTATTCTCACATTTCATTTGATCCACCGAAACAAGCTCAAGAGAATGCCGCAAGATCTCTCAAGAAAAGAGCAGAGAAACCACCAAGCCAAAGAGGTATGACCCCTGTCGGTTTGGCTCGAGCTCGAGATCTTGCGAATGGTCGAGAGCTATCCCCCGAAACCGTTCGTCGTATGTTGGCATACTTCACAAGACATGAAGTTGACAAACAGGGTTCAACTTGGGACGAGTACGGCAAAGGTCGTCAAGCGTGGGACGGTTGGGGCGGTGATGCCGGTTTTTCTTTCGCTCGAAAGGTAGTCAAACAAATGAATACTGCTGATAACAAGACAACGTTGAGAGCGTATGGTGAAGCAATCCAACTCTCAGAGTCCAACGGATATGATGTTCCTGAAGGACTTACAGTCGGTAAACCATTTAAAACTTTATCACTTGGACAAGTATCATCTCGCATGAGTGGTGATGCTATTGGAAAAGAGATCAATCAAGATCTTATAACTGAGTTAGTTCGAGTATTTAAAGAACGGCGTGATCATGATCCAGTCATCATCGATTGGCAACATGCAACGTCACCGTTTCAAAGTGGATCACCTGCCCCCCCCGATTCAGGTTCAGCACTTGGAATGATAATCGATCTCGAAATGAAAGACGATGGCTTATATGCAATACCTGCTTACAACGAGCGAGGTCTTGAAGTCGTCAAGAATGCAGGTGGTGTCCTTTGGTCATCTCCCGAATACATTCACGGAGAGATCTTTTCGAGAGATGAAGGACAAAAAGTTGGAGACGCTCAACTTCTTGCAATCACTCTCACACCACGTCCGGCACAATCACATAACAAAATTGATCGAATTACACTTTCAGAGGAGTCAATGATGGATGATCAAATCAATGAATTAAAAGCAGCTTTAGAAGCAAAAGACGCAATGGTCAAAGAGCTCGAAGACAAGATCAAAGAAATGATGGAAGATAAAGATTCCTCATTAGCTGAAGATCAAGAAATGTCTGAGCAAGATGACAAAGAGAAGTTAGCTGAAGAAGACGACAAAAAAGAATTAGCAGAATACGACGACAAAGAAAAAATGAAAGAGGAGGATGAGGAGGACAAAAAGCAAAAGCTTTCTGAATCATTCTCTCAAGATGTTTCTTTGCTGAATGAAGTCGTTGCTCTTCGTGAGTCTGTCAAAAAGCTTCAAGCTGAGAACGACAAAATCAAGTGTGATGATGCAATCAGTTCACTATTGAGAGAGGGTAAAATCTCTCCTGCTGAACAAGACATTGCTTCAAAAGCTTGGAACATCAAAGAACTTCAACCTGAGTTTTGGCAAATGTTCAATGAACGTCCTTCAAATTCTAGCGTTCCTTTTAATGAAGTTGGGCATGGAGCAAGCGGCCAGGAGATCAGCAAAAAGTCTCTTGATCAAAAAGTTCGTGCTTTAGCTGAAGAGAAGTCAATCAACTATAGTGATGCTCTAAGTTTATTTAGAGAACAACAACCCGATTTTTATCGTCAAGCATTTGGAGGATAACTCATGGCTGACACACAAATTATTCAATCATTTATCGCAGCAGGCACAATCACTGAGTTTGCTCTTGTTTCACTCGATGTCAACGGCAAAGTTGCAGTAACGGCAGCAGGTAACGACGTGACTTGTGTCGGTGTTGCTCAACGTGCATGTGTTGCCGGTGATGCTGTCGACGTTGTAGTTTATGGACTTACTCGAGTGATCGCAGGTGGAGCAATTGCACCGGCGACCGAACCTCGTTTGTCTGCTCATACAGGTGGAACAGTGACAGCGGCTTCAGCAACTCGATATCCTGTTGCTCGTATTATTCCAAATATCAATCAAACTTCTGCATCAACAAACGATCAAATCCTTGTGTTATTTGTTGGCCCAACTGTAATCCACGCTTAAGGAGTGACCCATGGCTAGTTCATATAATAATATTCATCCAGTCGATACGATCTTAACAAGTCTTATCTCTGAGGCTGTTCCTTCAGACAATCAACTGATTGCAAATCAAATTTTTGAGACTGTTAAAATTCCAGAAAGAAGCGGCACGTTCTTACTTGAGAATAGTCGTAACTTCATGGGGTCAGCTGTCGGACTTGATTTACAACGAGCACCAGGGGCCAGTCGTGTTCGCAATGGTGGTTTTGATAGAACATCATTGACTTATCTCGCTGATATCTATGGATTAGAGGAATGTATCGCTATGGAGGATATTCGAGATTCTCAATATCCTGGTAGCGAAGAAGCCCGAATGATTAGAAAAGTTCGTCGTGCGATGATGCTCGCTAAAGAAAAAAGAGCAGCTGACTTAATCTTCGACACAAGTTCATTCTCAAATGACACCTGTACGAATGTCATGGGTGGTAAAATTGATGCTGCCGGAACCGATGGATTGACAGGTCTTGACAAATTGAAAGATCTTCTTTTTGCGGCGGCTCATGGTATCAATCCGGACACATTAATATTCGGTCGTGGTGTATTTCGTTCATTAGCTCGCAATCCCGAAGTTCGTGGATATGCAGGTGACTTCAGCGGTGCCGGTGTTGCAAGTGGCAATCGCATCTTGACTGAAGAAGCAACAAAAGAAGTTCTTCGAAATATCTTGGGTATTCCGAACATCTATGTTGGTGAAGCTCGTCGTGAGACTGCTGTGCCTGGTGCGACTTCAAGCGAAGCTCAAATATGGAACACTGAGACTATCTTCTGTGGTATCATGAAGGGTGCTGATGCGATCTTGAATGGTAAAAATAAAGTAAAGGGGATGCCGGTTGCCGCTTTGAACTTTGAAATGAGCACAATGACTGCGAATCAATATGATACACTTGATGGAGTTAAACGCTTTGTATATGCAGACGAAACTCATATATTCAAAGCGATTGATTCAACTCTTGGATACATTCTGACTGACTGCTTAGTATAAGGTTGATATGTGCGACACTCAAACCACACTACTCGCAGAGAAGGACGCTGATCAATTAGCAGTCCAAGATCTTGAGAAGCAACTCAAGAATCAGAGTGGTGATGTCGCACGAATTACCAAAGCAAAGATTAATGAGTTAAAGACTCAGATCAAAGCAGAGAAATCAATGAAATCAGTTCTTGATAAATCGAGGACTAGATTTATAAAAACACTTGAGACAGCAGTTCGAGCCAGTGATCCATTGACGATACTTTCTCTTGATAGAGAACAGCTTGTTGACTTTGTGATTCGTGGAGGTTTTGATTTATCAATTGATGAATTTATTGAACAAGCTGATTTAATATCTCAAGCAGTCGAGAAGACAACAAGGATTGTTCAGCCCGATCTCGGGTTGAGTGCAATTCAACAACAACTTGATCTCATGCAGGCTTCATCAGTTGAGACTTTATTTGATGATGTTATAATCCCAAATGTGACAAGCGGTGTTCGAGAGTCACTCGTTGCAATGACTGTCGACGTTCCAATCAAGCAAGCGATGTCATCGCTATCACAGAAGATGCAATCTGCGACTGGTCGACAATTAACTGAAGTCAACACAAAGCTATCAATGTATGGACGAGGTGTGACAGCGGCAATGGCTGAAGAAGCAGGATTAAACTTTTATTTGTACACTGGTCCGATTGATGGGATCACTCGAAAGTTTTGTCGGCCTCTCGTTGATAAAGTAGTGAGTGATTCTCAAATGAGAAAACTCAATAACAAGCAGGGCTTGCCAGTAAAGACCGCCGGCGGTGGATATAATTGCCGGCACTCTTGGAGTCCTGTCAGTGAAGGATTCTTGAAGGCAGCTGGACTCGACAAGGCAACGACCAAGGATATTTCAAAAGCAAACTCAGGAGCAAAGAGATGATAAGAAAACTTACAACGGGTCAAGACCATTCTTTCGAATGGAACTCTCCTACTCCTTTAAGTGCAACACCTTCAATCACCTTCAAAGTATCAAGTGACATTACAACTAACTTGACGCATTCAAGAACAGACATCTCGGTGACTGCGATTGCTAACGATCGAAGGACTTTGACGATTGCGTCTTCTGATTCGCTTGAGAGGGATCAAGTCTTTGCATTCCTCAAAACGAATGGTGATACATGGTATTCGATTAAGATTGTTCGCATCGTTGGAACGACTGCGATCCTTGCCGAACCTTTACCGCGTGAGATTGACTTAACAACCAGTGCAACGATTGAGTTTGCAATGTGGTATGTCACAGCATCTTCAGCGAATGTCACGGCGACGAGTGGAACTTTTCAATACTTAGTCTCATACTCGTCAGACCGTGGACAAAACAATGTGTCTAAGTTGGATAAGGGAGTGATTAAAGTTACTCCTCGACCTTTCGACACAAGTCTCGATCATGATTCTTTTGTGAATCGCTTTGCTCCACTTGCTGACATGATACCAAGGAGACAATCTGACTTTGCTCCTCAAATCAAAGCATCACTTGACGAACTATCATTGATGCTGAGAGATCGATTGTCCTCCTCGAATGTGACTGAAGATGAGATCTTCAATGCTGAAGCGTTTGAACTATGTCATGCATATTGTACAGCAGCTCGAATCTATGAAATGAATCTTCAGCTTGATGTTGCTGATGCAATGAGAGCTCGTTGTCTTGAGTTAATGGATTTAGCACTTCGATCAGTTGATCTTGATCTTGATGGAGATGGAGTGATTGACAGTGGTGAGATTGATCTTGAGAAACAAGGAGGGAAGTCAACTGACTTTCGTGCAAGTTGGAGTTCTTACAATAAGACTCAACATGACAAAGACTTCACACCATCGAGATCGATGAGGCATTAATGTCAGTCAAGCTCAAGTTGAATCTTCCTCGAAGTGTCTGGTCGGCAAAGGATACAAAGACCGTTGCATTGAATACCGTTGCAACTGTCAAGCGTCGCACCATGAAAGGCCTATCTTCTAATGGTGGGAAGTTCAAGAAGTATTCAAGAGAACCGATGTATGTATCCTTTAAAGGTGCTCGACTTAAGCCCAAGGGAGGAACAAGAGTATCTCGAACAGGTGCGTCGATTTATTACGCCGGTGGTTATCAACAATATAAACATGATTCAAGAAAGCGACAAGGAGGACAAGGGAAGACAGCTGAAGTTGATCTCGTTCTAAGTGGTCAATTGATGAACAACCTCGTCGTTCTTGAAGCAACTGATACTCGTTTCAGAATCGGATTGACAAAGCATGTTCAACATTATGGATATGAAGTTCATAAGGTTCGACCATTCATCGGATTGACTGATGATGAAATCAATATTCTTGTCAATGCCGTTGCTTTTGATATATCAAAAAAGTTAGGTAGGAAAGTATGAGTCGAGGAATCTTTAAAGGTTTAATGAAGATCAAAGACATGATCGAAGCTATTGAACCGAAGACAGACATTCACCAAGGATTTGTTTGTGTCAATGATGGGACTGGTCTTGTATCTCCATTGAATACAAGATTTCAAAGTCAAAGGCAGTTTGCTCTTGAGGTTGTCAGTCTTGCCATGGACGATGGAAGCGCGGGGCTGAGTGGGAGAAAACGAGTTACAATTGAAATTCATGTGAGATATGCAGTTCCGAAAGAGGAAGGCTTTAAGATTCGCATGATGACAGAAGACTCGGGGAAGTTGATTGATACAATCAAAGGCCCTCAATATGATTTTAATACAACGGGGATCGTGTCAGTGATACCATTACAAGCAAGAGCTGAATTGATTACTGATGATACAGGTGAAACGCTTGGTCATCTCCTTGTTGTTCCTTTCGATTTGCTTTATTTGGAGGCATAAAAAATGAGTGTTACACATAGAAGTTTAAGCGTTGCAATTGAATCGGCATTTGGTTCATTGTCTACAACTACAAATCTTCCTGATAATTCGGGATATACTTATGTATCAATTCCTTGTGAACGTGATCCTATTTTGATTTATGGTGATATCGTAGCAAGTGAGAGAAATGATGCAAAAGATGGCTCTTATCTTGTGCCACCTGAACCCGATACTGTTTGGAGTGGTGGCAATAGAGTTCGTCGAAGAACTGGACAAGTGAACTTAAGAGTTGACTTGACGACCATCGGATCAAGCCCAAGTAATTATAATACTAATTATCTCGGTATGCTTCTTGGTGCAGGATTCCTAACTCAAGTTAATGGTGTTGCAAGTGTTGCCGCTTCGGGCGTTACTGATGTTAATAATTTCGCAGCTTCGGGATATGCAGCAACTGACATCGGAACATTGATCTCATCAATCGTAAATGGAGCCGTCGAGTATAGTGCAATCACTGAAGTTGATGGTACTGATATAAGTGTGTCACCTGCATTCTCAGCAGGATTCACAGCAAGCACTCCAAGTCTCAGAGGGACTCAAACATGGTATCCCGGATCAAGAACGCAAACAGGAACACGAACGAATTCATTGACTTTCCGTGTTGATGGAGTGAACTTCAGATCATATGCTTATGGATGTGTTCTTGAAAGTCTGGCCATTAGTCTTGATAATGGTCGCCTGATGGCTGACTTCACATATCAATCAGCATTAATTCAAGATGATCATACAAGTGCAGTCGGCCCAA